ATCTGGACATGTTCCAGAAAGGTGAGGTAAACTCAGGGAAGTCTTTAATCATTGTAGAACCGTATTCTTGATACATCTTCTTTTCGTGTTCGTCTTCTAGTTCACCATCTACATTATATTCTTTCTGCCACTCAGCATATGTCTTACCAGTGATATCGTCAAATCCCATATACTCACACAGTTCGTGTTCCATTGCTTCAAGGTCATTAATATCTCCCGGCATTTCAAATTCAAACATTGGAAAGATTGTATCGTGTCTACCCGGAATAGCATTAGGTTCTTGTCTGTAAGAAGTTGAGACACAAAAAAAACCTTTCGAAGAAGGTTTAGTAAGTAATTCGTGTTCTAACCACATCTGACCTGTCTGTGGCAATGGCCATACACGGCCTTCGTATTTGTAGGTGGCAACATTAAATGGGTCTTCACATGCTGCTAAAATGCTAAGTCTATTTTGTGTATGAACTTCTTCAAAACCTTTTTCCATAAAGAATGTTCTTAATTTGCTTACTGCATTTGTAAATTTCGTTGGATCAATTAACTGTGTCATTTGCTACTCTCTGTTAAAGTTAAGTTCAAAAAAAGGGGGACTGAAATAGCCCCCCTTGAAAAATATCTATTATGAAATAATCACCGTCGCTGCCAGATGGCCCAAAGAACCCATACTGCCAACAACCCGACAAGACCGGATGAACCAAGTCCATCAACTACACCTGTCACATTACTAATTACACTTACGCCTTCTGGCATGAATGGAACTGCGCCGAGACCAAGAAGTTCAGCTACGATTGTAAGGGCAAGGAGACTTACGCCAAGTTCAGCAAGTTTGCCGACCCAACCCTTTACGCTAGTAATAATATCCATAATATCCTCCGTTTGGTTTACATAACAAACTTATTTATACATTTGTTATTGACAACTCCTGTGGAATGATATATAATACTCTATATTATGATTTGAGTGATTAGGAGAGTCTTATCATTAAATTCCATTCTGTCCAGTATAAAAACTTTCTATCTACTGGAAATTCATTCACAAAAATTGACCTAGATAATGCCCCTACTACTTTGGTTGTAGGTGCCAATGGTGCTGGCAAGTCTACTATGCTAGATGCATTATCGTTTGGTTTATTCGGCAAACCCTACAGGAACATCAACAAACCACAACTGATCAATACTATTAATAGTAAGGATTGTGTGGTCGAGGTGGAGTTCTCAGTTGGCCCTAACAGGTTCAAAGTTATTCGGGGTATCAAACCTAACGTGTTTGAAATCTATAAAAATGGTGAGGTTATTAATGAATCTTCCCATTCTAAAGAGTTTCAGAAACTCCTTGAACAAAACATTCTAAAACTAAACCATAAGTCATTCCACCAGATTATTGTGCTTGGTTCATCATCTTTCATTCCGTTTATGCAACTGACTGCTGCTAATAGACGTGAAGTGATTGAAGACTTGCTGGACATTAATATCTTTTCTAAGATGAATATGGTTCTGAAGGATAACATTGCCAGTCTTAAGGATAAGATTCGTGATGCTGCTCATCAGGTAGATATTGTTAAGAACAAGATTGAAGTTCAACGCAAGTATATTAATGATATCAAAAGTTTGAATGAGGAAAAGTGGCGTGAGAAGCAAACCGAAATCAAGACGCAGGAAGATTCAATTGAGCAAGTCAATGCTCAAAATGAAGAAATACAAAAAACTCTTGAGACTAAGTATGATCAGGTTGCGAAACAACTAGAGCAAGCTGGTAATGCATTTCAGGATGCTCGTATAGAAAAATCTAACCTTCAATCGGAGATGAAGAAACTTGTTAAAGAGGATAAGTTCTTTCAAGACAATGACGTTTGCCCGACTTGTACGCAAGAGATTGACGAAAATATTAAAAGTCAGAAGGTTAAAGGTATCGCAGCGAAAGCGAAGGAAATCCAGAAGACGTTTCAAGCGGTAGAAGATAAACTATCTAATGGTAAGTCTACTGTAGATGACCTACAAGACCAGAATAGAAAGTCTATGGAACTACAGGGTCTGCTGCGGGATAATAATACCAAGATTAATATGTCTCGTAGGTTGATTGCTAAACTAGAAGAAGAGATTTCTAATACTTCTGATAGCAAAGATAATGTCAAACAAGCTGCCCAAGACCTTGAAGACTTTATTGATGAGAAAGATAGTTTGATTACAGAAAAGGTTGAACTGTCTGAAGAGTATGACTATAGTAGTATCATTGCTGATATGCTCAAAGACACTGGTATTAAGACTAAGATTATCAAACAGTATCTGCCTGTTATGAATAAGTTAGTAAACCAGTATCTACAGACACTAGACTTCTTTGTTCATTTTGAATTGAATGAAAGTTTCTCTGAGACTATTCGTTCACGGCACCGTGATAGTTTTTCCTATGACTCTTTCTCTGAAGGTGAGAAGCAACGCATTGACCTTGCACTGCTGTTTACATGGAGACAGATTGCTAAGATGAAAAACTCTGTAGCAACCAATCTGCTTATTCTGGATGAGACATTTGACTCCAGCCTAGATAACGATGGTGTAGAAAACTTGTTTAAGATTATTCATACCTTGGGTGCTGATACAAATGTATTTGTAATTTCACACAAAGGTGAGATTCTGGATGGTCGTTTTGAATCCAAGATGGAATTCTACAAGGATAAAAACTTTTCCAAAATGCGTTAAAAAAGTTCTTGACAACAGGGACAGAATAATATACTATACACTTCTAAGTTCGAAACAGTGAGACTTACAATATGAAATACAGTGAAGACCGAATTCTAACAGAACTAAATGAGTATATCCTCAAAACATATGAGGGGCATTACTCAAAGCAGAAGTTTCAGGCTACTGAGTTTATTATTGATGCTGGTCACGGGATGGGGTTCTGTCTCGGTAACGTAATGAAGTATGCACAACGTTATGGCAAGAAGAATGGTCGTAACCGTGCAGACTTAATGAAAATCGCACACTATGCTATTATGGCACTCCATGTACATGATCAAGATGAGGAAACATTTGATGTTGAATAATACTATGGAAGTTATTCGTAACTTCGGAACCATTAACCAAAACCTTGTAGTTCGACAAGGTAATGTTCTGCGCACTATTGCAGATGCTAAGAACGTTCTAGCACAGGCAACTCTTGATGAAGAGTTTCCACAGGACTTTGGCATTTATGATGTGAATGAGTTTATTGGTGCATATAATCTTGTAGAAGATGGCACAGTGCATTATCAAGACAAGCATATGGTTATTGCTAATGACCAATCTTCTATTAACTATTTCTATTCTGATATTGAAATGTTGACTAATCCACCTGAGAAAGACCTACAGGTTCCTAATCCAGAAGTAACATTCAATCTCACTCAAGATATTCTGAGTCAGGTGCGCAAAGCATCTTCTGCTCTTGGTCATAAGAGCGTGATCATTGGTCGCACTGAAAATGACTCAGTAACCCTATCAATCGTTGATCCTAAGAATACAACTTCCAATGAGTATACCATTGAAGTTGATGGTGTATGGCATGGCGATATCCATGCAAACGCACGTCTAAGTATCAACATTGACAATCTGAAACTTCTTCCCGGTGATTATGCTGTAGAAGTTTCGTCCAAACTTATCAGTAAGTTTACTAACGTTAGTCGGCAGCTCCAATATTGGGTTGCTCTAGAAAAAAACTAAAGGAATATATTTCTAATGAATGACTCTCAATTTTATGATTTGAACCTTAAAGTCGCCCGTTCGTCTATTGCTATCATTGATGCGATTGTGCAACGTGGAGCATTCAAAGGTGAAGAACTGTCTACAGTAGGTGGTCTGCGTGACCAGTGTGTGCAGCTGATTCAAGCAACTGAAGAACGTGAGCAAGAAGCCGCAGAAAACGAAGAAGAAGAGGAATAGTATAATGGGTCGTTATAATGATGAAGATGATGGCAACTACACCGAATACACTTTAACAATGCGTCGGTATCAAAACCATGATACTGTTAATGATGTATCATCTACTTTCCGGTCTGATGATGAAGACTTGGAAGAAATTCTTGAACATACCTCTTATTTCCTACAAGGTTGCTCCTTTACATATGTTAAAGGTCTAATTGCTGACAAAGAAAGCAGTTAATATTAAAATGGGGGCTTGACCCCCATTTCTTTTTTCTATATAATGACTTCCTAACTCTAGTAAGGAATATTGATGAGTGATTTTCTTTGGGTTGAAAAATACCGACCACAAAAGATTGATGATTGCATTCTCCCCTCAACATTAAAAGAAACCTTTCAGCAGATTGTAGAGACTGGTGAAATCCCTAATATGCTATTCACAGGCACTGCTGGTCTTGGTAAGACTACAGTAGCAAAGGCACTGTGTAATGAATTGGACCTTGACTGGATTCTTATCAACGGGTCTGAAGAAGGTAACATTGAAACTCTGCGTAATAAGATTAAACAGTTTGCCTCTACTGTATCCTTACAGGGTGGATACAAGGTTGTTATTCTAGATGAGGCAGATTATCTTAATGCACAATCCTTCCAGCCTGCCCTGCGTGGTTTCATTGAAGAGTTTGCAAACAACTGCCGATTCATTCTGACCTGTAACTTTAAGAACCGTATTATTGAACCACTACATTCCCGTTGTGGTGTCTATGAGTTTAACACCAGCAAGAAGTCTATGGCAGAACTGTCTATGCAGTTCATGAAGCGTCTAGGATGGATTTTAGATCAGGAGACTATCACCTATGAGAAAAAGGTTTTGGCAGAACTTATCATCCGCTTTGCACCTGATTGGCGACGGGTTATTAATGAGTGTCAACGTTATTCTCTTAGTGGCACTATTGATAGTGGGATTCTTTCTCTTCTTTCTAACAATGCCGTTAATGATGTTATTGGATATCTTAAAGCTAAAGACTTCAAAAAAATGAGGTCATGGGTAAGCAATAATATAGATACTGATACTTCTGGTATCTTCAGAAGCATTTATGACTCTATGACAGAAACTATGCAACCCAATAGCATTCCCCGTGCTGTGCTTATTCTAGCAGACTATCAGTATAAGAATGCATTCGTAGCAGACCATGAACTAAATGTGGTCGCTTGTTTAACAGAACTTATGGCAGAGGTAGAATGGAAATGAAGCACACACTAACCCTATACACACAACCTAACTGCATGTATTGCGAAATGATGAAGTCTAAACTTGATCGTTGGGGATACAAATACGAAATTGTAAATATCAAGGCAGATGAGCAAGCAAAGGCGTTTATCGTCTTGGATAAAGGGCATAAAACTGTGCCACAACTCTACTATGGTAATTCTAATGTAAATTCAGGTGTAGATACAGAAGAATTTACTCAAAGTATTCTTGAACAATACATTGGTCATTTGGATGAGGTAAAATGAAAGTAGGTTTCACCTGTAGCACTTTTGATTTGCTTCATGCTGGTCATGTTATGATGTTGCGTGAGGCAAAGACTGTTTGTGATTATTTGATTGTAGGTCTACAGACTGACCCATCCATTGACCGTCCAGAAAAGAACAAACCTGTTCAGACTCTGCTGGAACGATATATTCAACTTAATGCTATTTCATATGTTGATGAGATTGTTCCTTACCAGACTGAACAGGACTTAGAAGATATTTTAAATATGTTTCCTATTAACATTCGTGTTCTGGGAGAAGAGTATAAAAATGGTAAGTTCACAGGACGTGCAGCTTGCGCAAAACGTGGAATTGAGTTATACTACAATAAACGTGAACACCGTTTTTCATCTTCTGATTTGAGAGAAAGAGTTTCCAATGAATCCATTCGAGTTCGTCAAGGCGATTAATACTAAAAAAGATATCATGCGTGATGATCTAGATGAGAAAGCATACAACTCATATATGATTAATCATTCCTTTTCCTACTTCCCTGATACTGTTCTACTTGCTAACGAGATGAACGTCTACCATAATATTGACACAAAACTCCAAAATGACTTTTTGCTAAATACTATTAGAAAAAATCCAAAACGGTTCTCCAAATGGAATAAAACTATTGAGGATGGAAGTCTTGAAGCGGTGAAAGAATATTATGGATATAGCAATAGTAAGGCTCGTTCTGCTCTTTCACTACTTTCTACTGAAGAAATAAACATTATTAAAAAGAAGGTAGATCATGGTGGAAGAAAAAAGAGAAGTAAATCTAGTTGATTGGCAGCCTAGTGATATGCTGGAAATCACACTTAATGAACCAGATGATTTTTTAAAAGTAAAAGAAACATTGACTCGTATTGGTATTGCATCCCGTAAGGATAAGAAGTTATACCAGTCCTGTCATATCCTCCATAAACAAGGTAGATACTTTATTACACACTTCAAGGAGTTGTTCCTGCTTGATGGTAATAAGTCTACACTTGAAGATACAGATATCCAGAGACGTAATACTATTACTACTCTGCTTTCTGATTGGGGGTTGCTTACCATTGTCAACGGTGAAAAAGCAAAAGATGTTGCACCTTTGAGACAAATCAAAGTCCTACCATTCAAAGAAAAGAATGATTGGGAACTGTGTCCAAAGTACAATATCGGCAAATAACCTTTTCATTTTTTGCTTGACATTTGGTCCTACCTCTGATATAAATAATTCTGGATGCGAATAATCGGTCCACTTTCTCGCTAAACTTTAATAGGAGATTTCAGATGACAAACAATCAGAAATACGCTCGCTTTCCCCGTTCTGCCTTTGTAGGTTTTGATCACATTTTCAAAGAACTTGAAGACATGACTAAACATGCTTCAGATCATTATCCTCCGCATAACATCATTAAAGATGAAGATATGAAGTATCGTATCGAAGTTGCAACAGCAGGGTTTAAGGAAGAAGAGTTAAAGATTGAACTTAAAGATGGTATTCTTGAAGTAAATGGTGACCATACCCCAAGAGGTTTGGAATTCATTCACAAAGGCATTTCCACCCGTAAGTTCCATCGTTCTTTTAGACTATCTGAATATACACAAGTTACAGGAGCTTCTCTGGAGAACGGCATTCTAGCAATTCATTTAGAAGTCGTACTGCCCGATGAGAAGAAGCCTCGCAAAATTGCAATCAATAATCGCAGCGAGGTAACAACAAATGCTGAACTTCTTACGGAAAATGGGTAAAGCCCTATACGAATCCCGACTTGACGCTGCCTGTCACGGTGTGGCAGGTTATATTAAGACTGAATATCGCACACACTATAATCAGTCTGAAATTGCTTACATGGTTAGAAGGGATGGTTTTGATGCAACTGTTTTTAAAATCACTCACTAAATCATTTAGTAATGCAATCAAGAGAGCTAGAATGTCAGATGAAGAAAGATATCTTTCTGACTCAACTGACCTTGTAGACCTTGAAGGTCGTCAAAAGCGGATCATGTATGGTCAAGCCCCACATCAAATCAATGGTCGTCATTGGTTAGATGCACGTCAATATCAGTAATGTTAAAAAAGGGTGGTGTTTTGCCACCCTTTTTTCTTGACACAAAGTAAAATCTCCTATATAATGATCCTTCATACTTAAAGAGGGCAGTGATGCAATTTTACACATCAGTCAATCGTCTAGGCAACTCCATTCTTGTGCGGGGTTATAAAGACGGTGTAAAGACTCAAGAACGCATTAAGTTCAAACCAACATACTATGTTCCTACTAAAGAACCTACCGAATGGAAGTCCCTGCGTGGAAACCCTGTCGCACCAGTCACCTTTGCCGATGCCAAAGAAGCCCGTGAGTTTAATAAACAATATAAGGGCATGGATAATTTTGAGGTGGTGGGCAATACAAATCATGTTGCTCAGTACGTTTACGATGTATATCCTGACAAGATTAGATTTGACCGTGAAACTATCAACACGACCACAATTGATATTGAAGTGGCGTCTGATGACGGATTCCCTAAACCAGAGTTTGCTGAGTATCCTGTCATTACAATCTCTTGCAAAAATAACATTGATGACCTTTATCATGTATGGGGCATGGGTGAGTATACGCCTGACCGCAACAATGTTGTCTACTATGAGTGTGCAGATGAAGCAGAACTACTTCTTTCTTTTCTTGCTCACTGGCATAACCCTTCTAACTGTCCCGATGTAGTTACAGGTTGGAACACTACCTTCTTTGATATTCCCTACCTGATTAATCGTGTTACTAAAGTTCTGGGCGATGATAAAGCAAAGATGATGTCTCCTTGGAAACATATCCGAGAACGCATTGTAAGAGACCAGCACCAGAACGAAAACCAAACCTATGAAATCACAGGCATTCAACAACTAGACTATCAAGACCTGTTTAAGAAGTTTGCCTACACCTATGGTAAGCAAGAGTCCTATAAACTTGACCACATTGCCTATGTTGTTCTAGGAGAGAACAAACTCTCCTATGATGAGTATGGTTCTCTGCACGGTCTCTACAAGTCTGACTTCAAGAAGTTTGTAGACTACAACATTAAAGATGTAGAACTAGTTGCACGACTAGAAGATAAACTTGGTTTGATTACATTGGCAATGACCATGGCTTACAAGGCAGGGTCTAACTTTGTTGATACACTTGGCACTACAGGTATCTGGGAGACAATCATCTACCGTCACCTTATGTCTAATAAGATTGTGCCGCATCTCAAACGAGACAAAGAAAAGAGCAAGTATCCCGGTGCCTATGTCAAGGAACCTGTTCCCGGCATGTATGAGTGGGTAACTTCCTTTGACCTTGCATCCCTGTATCCTAACATTATTGTGCAATGGAATATGTCACCAGAAACTATTATGGATGGAGTATTCAAGTCTGGTGTTACTGTAGAGTCTGTGCTTGCTGGTGTTGATGTAGACTGTGATGCTAACCAGACTATTGCTGCAAATGGTATTGCTTTTCGCACAGATGAAGTCGGGCAAATCCCCAAGATTATTAAAGACTATTACACAGAACGTAAGGTTATCAAAAAGAAACAACTTGAAGCAGAAAAGTTTGTAGAAGAAAACGGCAAGACCTACCAGCTTACCAAAGATATTGGTCAGTTAGAGAATGAACAGATGTCTATTAAGATTCTGCTTAACTCTCTCTATGGTGCTATGGGCAACCAATGGTTCAACTACTTTGACCAACGCATTGCAGAGGCAATCACCTATAGTGGCAAGTTGACTATCCTATGGGCAGAACGTGCAATGAATGCTGCTATGTGTAAACTGGTAGAGAAAGATGATGACTATGTGATTGCTATTGATACAGACTCACTCTATGTTAATATGAAACCATTAGTTGATAAGTTTGCCCCTAAGAGCCCTGTAGACTTCCTAGACAAGACTGGTGCTGAATACTTTGAGAAGATGCTTAATGTCGAATACCAAAATATGTTTGAGAAACTAAACTGTATCGAAAACCGTATGGATATGGAACGTGAAGTTATTGCTGACCGTGGTGTCTGGACTGCTAAAAAACGTTACATCCTAAATGTTCTGGACAAAGAAGGTGTGCGGTATGCTGAACCTAAACTAAAGATCATGGGCATTGAAGCAATCAAATCTTCTACTCCACAGGTGGTCCGTGACAAGTTTAAGCAATCCTTTAAGATCATCATGGAAGGGGATGAGGAACGCACACAGAGGTTCATACAGCAGTTTAAAGATGAATTTGGTAGTCTACCACCCGAAGATATTTCTTTCCCCCGTGGTGTCTCTAATATAACGAAATGGATAGATAAGAATACTGTTTACAAGAAAGGCACTCCTATTCATGTGCGTGGTGCAATCCTCTTCAACAATCGTGTAAAAGATTTAAAGCTTGACAAACAGTATGAAATGATTAAGAATGGTGAGAAGATTAAGTTCACCTACTTGAAGCAACCTAACCCTATCAAAGAAAATATTATATCCTATCCGGTCATGCTTCCTAAAGAGATGAACCTGCATGATTATATTGACTATAACAAACAGTTTGAAAAGACTTTCCTAGAACCTCTGCGTGTCATCCTTGATGCTGTAGGCTGGGAGACTGAGAAGACTGTAACACTAGAGGACTTTTTTGCATAATGGGTAAACGTAGTAATTTTGAAAGAGTGCCTAGAGATTTCTATCCAACTCCCCGTGCTGCTGTATCACCACTAGTAGAACATTTACCAGATCATTTTACATTCACAGAACCTTGTGCTGGTGATGGTAGATTGATTGATCACCTAAAAGAAGTAGGTGGGTTCTGTGCAGATGCATATGACATAGAACCAAGACGGGAAGATGTTCGAAAAAAAGATTACACTGAAGTTGTTCCTAGAGGTGATTTAGTTATTACTAATCCACCTTGGGATAGAAAGATACTTCATCCAATGATTACACATTTTGTTTTAGAAAGAGAAAAACCTACATGGTTACTTTTTGATGCAGATTGGGTGCATACTAAACAAAGTGCCGAGTTTACACCATATCTTAAAAAGATTGTAAGTATCGGTAGAGTTAAGTGGATTGAGGGTAGCAGTTCTGTTGGAAAAGACAACTGCTGTTGGTATTTGTTTGACAAATCCGAAAATAATGGTATAATGTTCTTTGGACGTTAAGGAATACACACAATATGATTTTATCAGCAGTCGATACTACATTTATCTTTGATAAACTAACAGACTTTTACTCTAACTTCACACGCATTGATGACTACATGCGTGCGAAGAAGACTGAGCGCATTCGTAGTGTCAATGCCTTTCCGGGTATGTTAGAAGCAGAACTATTTCAAAACTTTGATATGTCTCCTGAAGATATGGAGATTGGTATTCAACCTGTGACTGCTTCTCGTTTTCATTCCCTATTGGACATTACTGCATCTTTCAATGATGAGACTGCACCGGGTAGAAAGGTAGAACTGCTTGTCAAAGAAAAGAAGACCAATACTATTCTAGGGTTTATCAAACTCAACTCTCCCTTGATTAATTGTAAACCCCGTAATGACTGGCTGGGTGCTGCGCCTGATCTAACACAGTTTAATAAGCATGCGATTATGGGATACATCATTGTTCCTGTTCAACCTTTTGGTTTCAACTGCCTTGGTGGTAAACTGCTAAGTCTTATTTGCTGTTCTCATGAAGTTAGAGAAATTGTCAGTAAGAAGTATGATATGAACCTCTGTTTGTTTGAGACTACATCACTCT